TAAATATAAAAATTACTTAATATATTATTATATATGTACTAAAATAATCTAAAACATATATATCTAACATAGCATTTTATCTATGTCATCTAGGCATGACACCCAGCAAAGCCCCTATTTATAAGGGTTTCAGCGGTTACACTTTACTGCATTAAAGTGTAACCCATCCGTAACTTATGCCCTAAAATAGGGCGTTTGCGGGCTGTTTTCATCTGAACCGTACTTTTTGACGTTTTTTGTGCAAATGGTACAATAACAATGCATTTTATTATTCAAAGTATATAAAAAGAGGGTGATTTTATGGCTTTTCGACGTGGAAACGGCGACGGGTCAATATTTAAATTGTCCGGCAGGCGGCGCAACCCTTACGCTGTACGGGTCACAATAGGGTGGACGGACGACGGCAAACAGAAATATAAATATGTGGGTTATTTCCCAAACAAAACGCAGGCAAAAGAAGCGTTAAACAAATATCTGACAGACCCGACGGACACGATCGCAAAAAATGTTACTCTAAAATATGTTTTCGATAGCATGATAGAGAAAAGAAAATTTAGCGATGGCACGATAAGGCAGTACAAAAGTGCTTTCAACCAGCTTGCACCCCTGCATCATAAGAAATTCAACACGATAAAATTAGAGGAATGGGAAAAAATGATGGAAAACAAAAAACCGTCTACGCAATCGGCAATAAAAAAGACCCTCACGAGCTGCTACAAGTATGCGCTTAAATATCAATATGTTTCCCAAAACCTTGCGCAGCACCTTGAAACGGACAAAGTGACGGAAAAAAGAAAGAAAACGCCTTTTACTTCTGCCGAGATAAAAACACTTTGGGAAAACCTCGGAACGCATCCGCATGATGATATACCGCTTATATTGCTATACACGGGTATGCGCATTTCGGAGCTTTTGGATATGGAAAACGCAAATGTAAATCTGACGGGCAAATATATGGACATTAAAAAATCCAAAACCGAAGCGGGGCGCCGCCGTGTGCCGATACATGACAAAATACTGCCACTGATCTGCGCCCGATATGACGAAAATAACAAATATTTAATAACGCAGGGCGGCAGAAAATTATCATATGCAAATTATTTTACAACTTACTGGCATCTGCACCCGCACACGATACACGAAACGCGCCACACGTTTATAACGGAAATAAGTAAAACGAACATAGAGGAATTGAAACTAAAAAGGATTGTAGGGCACGCAAATAAGGACGTCACGGAACGCTACACGCACCGAGACACGCGCGAGCTTTTGGATGCGATCAATAAACTAGAATACAATTAAAAATAGCACGCTCCGGCGTGCTTATATGATATACTATTTGTATATTGTAATGTAGTTTACGCAAAAAATTTTACACAATTTTTCACAATCCCAAATGCATTTATGGCAGCAGTTTGCGCGGTATTATGTGAATCAAAATAAACCGTTATATGTATTAAAAACCGCGCAGCTGCTGTATTATTTTTTGCGTTTGTGTATTGTGGGTATATTTTAGGAGATAAAATAAAATGTCTATCATCAAACGCAAAAAACAGAATCAATTTTTCATTATGTCAAACGATGCAGCACAAAACGACTTAGAAAATTTATCATCTATCGGCTTACTGGCATATATCATAAGTTTGCCCGCTGATTTTAAATTATATAAAACATATCTGCAAAATAAATTCACACGCCGGACGGTCGACGGTGCTTTTAAGGAATTAACGCAAAAGAAATATATAGCCGGATATAGCGCATATATTAACAGGAAAAAACAATATTTTTATATTGCTTCTGATGAAAAATTGACGGAAAAGGATTTCAACATATTTGTACACGAAACCTTTTATGAAACGTTGGAAACAACCGGACACACACCAAAAAATTTGCGAGTAATCAATGATAATCAGTTTAATATTTTAATAGATTTCACTAATGTACAAAACGTACAACACACTAATGTACAAAATGTACAGTACAAAGAGTACAGTACAACAAGTGCAGTACAAAACGCGCAAGTACAAATAAATAATAACAAAGAAATATCACAAAGAAATATTACAAATATAAATAATAATTATAAGGCTGTTCCACCTTTTTATAATTGGTTAGAAAATTAGACATAAAATAACCGCCCTATTGTGGGCGGTTTGTTTATATCAATGTTGCTATTGCAGCCCTGTAAAGCCACTTTTCGGCTTCGGCTTTTCCCTCTCTTTTTGCTATATCAATCATTTTCTGTTGTACGTCTGTTCTTTTGCTCAATTCTTCGGCACGTTCTCCAATCAATTTATATGCTTCATTATATGTCATAATATCCTCACTTTCTGCCGGAGAAACCGCTCCGGCTCGGTTTTATGTATTTATGCAAGTTCTAATGTGTATTTAACAGTGTCACTGTCGTATCTTTCTACGTCTGTGACAATGTAACCAATTTCACGCATTTTATTTTCATAACGTAATGCTGTATTGTTACAAACAATCATATCAATTTTTGTATCAACCTTTGTTAATAAAGATTGAAAATTAGATTTTTTAGTATGTTTTGAAGATATACCATATCTTCTGATGTATGCTGTTACTCCGTCTAAATAAAGTGTTGTTTTCATAATTTTGTACCCCCTATGGTTTGTTCGTTCCTTATGTTTATAATATACACTATTTATAGTGTATAGTCAAGTATTTTTTTGTAAAAATTTTCAAAAATTTTTTTACGCCGTATTTGCCCCATTTTAGCATTTTAATATCGTACCCATACATTTTACCCTTGAACGAATAAAAACGCCCGTATATGGTAAATACGGGCGTTCTCGGGTGTCTTAATATAAATCTATGCCAAATTCTTTTTCCAAATCGGGGCGTATGGTAGTTACTTCCACAAGTTCCATATAAAACAATGCCAAAAATAAAGCGTCTGTTTCTAGCAATATCCTTTTGACGACTGATCGCGTATTGTCTCCGAAAGTGTTTTCCTCTACATACCCGCGGCATCGCTCTATATTGCTGTTTATTATCCTTACAAGTATTTTTTCTCTTTCGTTATGCGTTTTTACTTCTACATTTAAAATTTTCATGCGTTCCATCCCCTTTGTTGTTGGTTGGGCGGCTTGATCGCCGCCCGCGTTTTATTTATGCGTTTCCGTTTACAACGGGTTTTATGATCTCATAATCTGTGAAAACCTTTGCCATCACTTCTGCAAACTCTTTATCAATTCCCTGTTTTATTAAGTTCGCTTTGTATGCTTTATTTGCTTCTCTTTCTGCTTTCGTCATATCCTTTTTCCCTTCCGGCCGCGCCGTTCCTTTCTTTATCTTATGTACTCATTATACACTACTTATAGTGTATTGTCAACACTATTTTTAGTGTATATTTTAAAATTTTTATACACTTGTTTTTGTGTATGTACTGTGATATGATATAGAAAAATAACTTTATAGGGGGTGCTATGATGATAAAGTATGATAAACTTTTTCAAAAACTGGAAGAAAAGAAAATCACAACGTATTTCATCCGAAAAAACAAGATCACAGGCGAGGCGACTTTGACAAAGCTGCGCAATAATGAACCCGTTACGACTGCGACAATCGACAAATTTTGCGCGCTGCTCGACTGTCAGCCCGCCGATATTATGGAATATGTACCGGACACAGATTGACATTATTTGGAAATAGGAATAAAATACAAGTGGGCTTTTCTTTGTGTTTCTCCTTTCATAACATGGCGGCGTTGGATTTTTCCGGCGCTGCTGTGTTTTTGGGGAAAACTAAAACCCGCCATAACAGGCGGGTTTTAGTTTATGCTTTCACCTTAATGCTTCCATATGTATATTCATTATCTCCATCATAAGATTTTGCTGTTAAATAAGTGCCGTAACATCTTTTAAATTTGACACCTTTAGGCGTTATTTTTTCTATTGTCATTATATTATAGTTTTCATCATAATAACTTTTACCAACCTCAAAACGCCTACCTGTCATTTTTTGAGTTTCTAAAAATTTTTCAATAGAATCTATTGCATATCTAATATAAGCAAACATTTCTTCTTCCTCTGATGATACACCATCACCAACACACTCTAAATCGTTAAATTTTTTTAACCGTTCCATAATATCCTTAGATAACATTGCTATATTGTTCATTTTTTCCTCTCTTTCTGCCGAGTTTAACCGCTCGGCTCGGTTTTGTTTTACACTAATTTGATTATTTCAATTGTGTTATATTCCTTTATTCCATATATCTCAACTGTTTCCGGATAATAACAACCTGTGTATGTCTTTTCTACGCTGTTAAACATATTATTAGCGATTTCGTTATAAAATCTTGCTGTGTACTCATCTGCAAGCGCTTTCAATTTCTCTCTTGATTCACTGTCATAATACTGTGAACATGTATCGTATAAATGCTTTGCTATTTTCTTCATTTCTGCTATATACTGTTCCTTTGTTTTTAATGCAAATCTTTTCTTGTCGATAACCTTTACAAATTCCTCTTTGCTTAAATCTGTTGCCATATACATAGGCTCGATAATTTTGTTGTAATCTTCGTTGCTTACTTCATATCCTGCTAATTTTTCAAACTCTGCTTTCATCATATCTCTTTCCCTTTCCTTTCGTTGCTGTTTATCTGTTCCTTATGATTATATTATACACTATTTATAGTGTATGTCAACACCTTTTTTACAATTTTTTGAAATTATTTTTTAAAAAAAGAAAAACAGCGGTTTTTATAAAACCGCTGTCATTTCCATATCGCAATCATAGCAGCCAATTTTTACGGGTTTCGTCGCTCTGACGATCGCGCCGCAGCACGGGCACACATATTTGATTGAATTATTTTTGCTTTTTGATTTTGGCTTTTCCTGCTTCTTTCTTGCAAGCGTAACCTCTGCCAATTTAAGGCTTTCGATATATGCCTTTGTTTCTTCCGTCAATGTGGTTTTGCACCATCCATATTTTTCATCGTTTTCGACGTTCAAGCCTTTTGTTTCCGCTGTCTGTTTGTATTTCTTGTTATGGTAGAAACCATTATTTGATGTGTCTTTTATACCTTTCATTACGTTATCAAGGTGTACCATTTCATGCAATAAAGTTTCCGCTACATGGATAATGCCGCGATCTAAATATTCGCTACAAAGATTTATTTCATAGTTTTCTGCTTCTCCATCTTTCCACGCTTTCCAGCTTGTGCACCATCCATATGCGCCTTTTGTCGTGTCCGGCGCGATCGTAATGACAGGTTTTTCAAGTTCCCCGTTAAAATACTTTTTGTTCAGTTCCTCAAATAATTTTTCCAGCTCTGTAATTGTGTTTGCGATTGTCATGTTTTTGTACCGTCCTTTCCTTACCTTGTAATTAAAGTATACACCATAAATAGTGTATAGTCAATAGGTTTTTAAAAATAATTTTTAAAAAATTTTTACAATAAAAAAGACCGCCTTTTTAAGACGGTCTTTTTTTATTTACAGCACTTCGATTATTGACTTGATAACTCTAAATTCCACAACGTTATCGGCTTTTATACTTGTGTTTAACACAATTTTTGCAGCCGAACCCGTGCCGCTGACGGTATAATCTACGCCTTGAACAAACATAACGCCGTTAATATTTGAATAAAGCAAATCGTTTTCCGCGTCAAATTGCGGGATGCCGATAGAAATTTGTGTCACTTCGCTTGTAATATTGACAACGTTTCTATATTCCCTTATTCCTGCGTTGATGGCATCAATCTGCATTTTTACATATCCGCAAAGGTCGTTATCGTCGCGCACATCCTCAATGTTATTTGCCGCCACGCTCGTAGCTCCTGCCGGTACATAAATATATGCGATGCAAATGTCATATGTGTTTTCATTTCGCTTTATAGCGGGCTTTGTCGGCGTTGTGGCGTTCGTTCCGGTGATAACCTGCAAAGTGATCGTGCGCGCGCTGTAGTCCATTCTGAAAACAATAGCGTCATATCTGTTTAGCGCGATATCGGACGCGACAAGCTCAAGCGTTTCATCTGATTTCACATTTACAAAATGCTGTTTGATGCGGGCTTTTCCCGTCTGCACTTTGACGGACAGCCCACTACTTGCCGGAATGACAGCCAAACCGCTGCCACTCTTTTTATATACGCCCGTATCTGATAAAATTCCGTTAAAAAATTCGTTGAAACTGTCGGCATTATAAAGCCGGTCGCCGTCTACCGCGTTAAAAAATCCGTATTCAATCATATTTTGTTACCTCACTTTCTTAATCTATATAATCGGAAAATGTCGGGATGGTATACTTGCCGCCGTCATCCTCACTCTCGATCACTTCCAGTACGCGCGTTGCCGCCTGCATACCGTATTCGTTTACTACTTCCACTATGTCACCAAGCCCGTAATCTTCACCATATTTATAGGTATAGTCGACTGTCTCACCCTCAAAATTGTGGGTTTCCGCGTTTTCCGAAAGATTTTCTATGCCGCGCTGCGTAAGCTGTGCATAGTATTCCGCATCTGTCATTTCGCCGTCATTACTCGACACATCGCGCGCGTCCACGAATATTTCACGCCGCTGCAACCCCGCCGCGCTTCCGACTGTGGTAACCCTGCGTGCCACCCCTTCACCTTCTCCAGCAACTCGCGCGATATTTGCATAGGCGCTTTTGTCGTACGTGTAGACCGTAGTCAGCAGATTTTCGTAGTCATTTGAGAATACAACCCACGGGCACACATCTTGCCTATAACTGCGATCAGTTCCGATATAAAGGACGAAAATAAACTTTTTTCTTTCAAGGTCTAAATCCACGCGCCAGCCGATGCCGTACGTTTGGCAGATAGCCGTGATCGTTTCGCCAAGATTGTTGCCGGTGTATTGCGCCGTCATTATCTGACCCGTCGCCGCCATGTCGCCGATTGAAAAATTACTGATTTTTCTATCCGCGATTTTGGGGTTTATGATGTTTTCATTCAGCAGCCTTTCTATACACGTTTCCACACGCCCCGAAAGCGCCGTTTGCTCCCATATCACGCGCCGGTATACGATTGATTTTAAACATCTGCCTTTGACAAGCAAATAGTTCCCATCGTCAACATCGGTTTGGGTTTCCAGTGCTTCGATTATCATAGCGTTACTTTCGTCGCCCTCGCGTATCAAATAATAATCTTCTTTCAGCGTGTCAATCAGTTCCAGCGTTGCCTGCAAGTACAGTTCAAACTCTCCGCACTCAAAATAGCGGTTATCCCAAATTATACTACTGTACGCGTCTATGACCGCCACGCGTTCAAGGTTCGTGTTTATAACATAAATATTCATCATAGACCCCCAAACTGCGCGCTAAACTCATACGAGATGTTAAGGTTTTCCGCCCCATACACGCAATCGTAAGTAAAAAGATTTTGCCCGGCGGAAAGCGTAAACCAGTTAGAATTTTTCGCGATCTTATTCAAAATATTTTGTGGCGTCGCCCCGTTCATTCTGTATATTGTCTTTTTTCCGCGGCGCGTGTCAATCTGTATCACGTCACCTGTGCGCATTTCCTCTCGGATTGTAAACCGTTCGCCAGTCGTGCGGTTGTAGATCGTCGGCTCTAATACCGTGCCGATTGCCGTAAGCGTAATGACAACGCCCGTTTCTTCTTCTCCCTCATTTATCACATTTGTTTCCACATCCGCGGCAAGGTATGAAAGAGGGATGCCGCTTTCCGGCGTGGAAAACGGAAAAGAAAATGCGCTGATCGCTTTCGCCTGCTCTGTGATAGTCGGCACAAGATTGTTGAAAAACGATTGCGGACAAATAACACTTATTTGAAAAGATTGTTTTTGTTCGTAAAGTCCGCCCTCGAATGATTCCACTACGCCATCAATGTACACGTTTCGCGTGCGCGTCTTAAAATACAGCGTGACGGGATATTTTGGCTTAAAATACTGATACAAAAACAGGCGCGCTTTTTCTGCCTCTCCCTCGGGCGTGATAGTCAGCACAATGTTTCTTTCGTTTACATAAGTAGTGTTCAAAAATGTGCCGTCCACCGTTGCGATGCGCGTTGTATTTATGGTAGCGCCGGCGGGTGTAAGTCCTTCGGCGTTTACCACGGGGAATTTTAACGGGTCAAGTGCCGTTATCTGCCCCAAATGATTTTTTACTTTGATTTCCATGCCTTACACCCCTTTCGCAAACGCTAACTGATTGCGTGTCTGTCTGTAGATTTCTAACCGGCTCAAGGCTTTCGGGCTGTTGTTGTACTGATTGAAAGTGTAATTTGTCGCAGTGCTGCCACTTCCGGCTATCACATTTTCTTTTCGCAGCGCGTCGCTCATATCCTGTGCCGTGCGTGCAATCCACTTTTTATTTCTGTCAAGTGGTACAACCGCTTCTGCTCCGTTACCTTCCAAAATACCGACTTGCCCTTTTTTCAGCACACCACCCTGCCACATCTGCGGCACTTCGAGCTTGCCGATTTTACTGATACTCACGCCCGGGATTTTGTTGATAACCCCTATTGCCGAGTTGATAGCGTCAATAAAACCATTTATGATTTTCGTGGCTGTACTCAAAATACCATTTACGGCTTTTTTAACCGTGCCGCTGACAGCCTCGCCGATCGTTACGCCAACGTTTGTAAACACGTCTTTGATTTTTTTAAGCACGCCCTCGAAAAATCCTTTGATGCCGTCAAAAGCTCCTGTGACTTTTTTATAGGCTTCATCAAATTTCGTTTTGAACCATGTGCCGACGCCGTTAAATATGGTTTTAATACCATTCCACACGCCAGTAAAGAACGTTTTCACTGTGCTAAACGCATTTTTTACATTATTCCATGCCTCTGTAAATTTGTTACTGAAATATGACGGCACGAGACTGAAAGCGAGCTTGATGCCTTCCCAAACACCGCTAAAAAATGCTTTTGCGGCAGCCCATTTTTGCGTTACTGTCGTCCATGCGTCGGAAAAGAATTTTTTAATAGCATCCCACGCTTTTTTCGCCGTATCTTTTATCTTCGCCCATAAATCAATCCAAAATTTTCGGAACGCTTCCGACTTATTCCACAAAATCACGAAAGCCGCCACAAGTCCGACGATCGCCGCAATGACTAATCCGATGGGGTTTAAACTCATAACCAAATTAAGCGCTGCCTGCGCTATTTCCATCATTTTAATAGCCGCAGCTCCCGACTTTATCCATCCGACAAAAGCCGCTATCTGCGTTACGGCGAAATATGTGGCGATCGCTGCGCCGATTCCTACAAGCAACGGCGTCCATTTTTCAAGCTCCGCCGCGCCTTCTTTTACGCTTCCCGCTACCTCTTTGACTTTCTCGATGATAGCCGGTAAATTTTCAGTAACCCACGCCGCCACATTGTTGATAGTGGGCATGAGTTTTTCTACCATCGGCGCGATCAAGTCCGTTTTGATCGTGCGCCCTACGCCCTGCAATGCCGCAAGTGGCGTGTCATATTTTACCGCGGCAAGTTCTTCGGCTTTTCCCGTTACGTCTGTAAACGTGTCGCCGACGGGCGAAAGTGCCTCAATAAATTTCGTGCCGCCGTCTTCTGCCATCGTTCCGAAAGCTGTCGCCGCAAGATTCATTTTTTCTTGCTCTGTTTCTGCGCCTTGAATGTCTTTTACAATAGACGCCATGACATCCTTCTGCGTCGCCGCACCGCTCTGCCATGCCGCGAAAAGGTTTTCGGTTTCTTTCGACCAAATACCCGTACCCTCTTTGACTTCTCCCGTCTTTTCGTCAATCTGCGTCATGGTGTCCGCGATCGTGCCATCTGCAAGGCGGGTCGTAACCTCATTTACTGCATCATTTACCTTGTCAAGATTATACGCGCCACCCTGTGCGCCGTTTTTCAAAAGTTGGAAATATTCGTCTGCCGTAAATCCAGCTTCGGCAAACTTGCCGGAATACTCTGCCACATTGTCGCCCAGCTCGTCGGTATAGTTCAAACCGTTCTGCGCGCCTGCTGCCACAAGGTCAAACGCTTCTTCGCTAGACATGCCAAAATGCGTCATAAGCGACTGCACGCCGCGTAAACTCTCTGTCATATCCATGCCAAAAGTATCTTCCAGCGTCATTGCTTTTTCGGTCATATCCTGCAATTTTGACGCGTCAAGCTCTCCCGTGATCTCTTTCACTTTCGCCATCTTTTCAGCGACATCTTGCAAGCTCTCGCCAAAATTGTTCTTATAAACATTTTTGATCGCTTCCTCATATTCACCCATAGCATCCCGCGCAATACCTGTAGATGCCGAAAACTGCGCATAAGCGTTTGGCAAATCCGTAGCAAGCTCTTTCGCCAAGTCTGCCAAGCCGGAAACACATGTTTTTATAGCATCCGCCGCAAGGTTCGCAAGCGCACCCTTTAAGATTGTGAAACCGCCCTCGGATTTTCCCGCGGATTGCCCCGCATCCTCGGCGCTTCTCGCCACTTCCCCCAAACCGTCCGCAGCGTCGCTCGTCTCATTGTCAAGGTCTGCCAGTGCCTGCGTATACTTTCGGATGTCTTTTTCAGTTTTACCGATAGCAGCTTGCTGATTCGCAATTTTGATTTTTAATTCTTCCGCGCCTTTGGACGCAGCGCCCTGTTCTGCCACAACCTGCGCATATTGGGCTTCTAAACTTCCCAAAACTGTTTTTTGCGCGCCCAGCGTCGTATCAAGCTGCTTTAATTTAGCCGTGATACCGTCCGCGCTCTTACTCCAATCATCCATGCCGGACGATGCCGCTTTAAATTCAGCGTTTGCAAGTCTGATCTGCCGCTGCGCGTCCTGTATTCCCTTTTTAAGCTCGCTTATGTCAACCTTGAATTTTGTCGTTGTTTCATTCTGTGGCACTTATATCACCTACCTTTTACCACCAACCCGCGTCATCTGACGCCCTGCGCCTTATAACGCGCTTGCCATCTTTGTTTTTACTGCGTTCTTCCCGTATTTGCATACGCCGCACATCCGCGTACAGCGTGATAACATTGTGATACGTTTCACATTCGACTGCAAACGGCGTAAGTCCTGCATATACTGTACAAAGATTGTGTTCTATCAAAAACATTGTTTCGTCAAGGGGGATGTTATCCCCCTCGTCTAGTTTTTTGGGTCTACCGGAATGTTTAAAATCTCTCCAAACGCGAATTTTAAAACAGTCATCACAACCTGTATCAGTTCTTTTGTGTTTACGCCATCCCAGTCATCTTCTGACATATCGGGAAAAATGCGATCAAGTAAAAGCTGCACTTCTTTCCACGATTTTGATACCACGTTAAGGATTGCGACGGTATCTTCCAAATTTTCAACGTCAAAAAGCGCCATAAACTTGCGGATAATACCAAAAGGGATTTCCACAACCTCGGCAGACACTTCCTTTTTGACTGTTTTCATATCGTTTTCGTATACATTTATTTTAATTTCCATATTTTTCTACCTCATTATTAAAAATAATTTTTAAAAATAGGGCGGCATAATTACCGCCCTATGATTCGTTACTTTTATGCGCTCGCAATTTTTACGGTGTCCGGTGTCTGTACTGTATCAAAGAATGTTGACACGTCCGCAAGTCCATAGCGCGTATCTACTACGATGCCTTTTGCGCCGCCTTTCTCCCACTTTGTACCGTCATAAACCCCCTTTGTAAATTCATGGGTGGTATAAATGCCGGTATACTCGATACTTGTGTTTGTGGTGTCTGTTCCGTCGTTCTCTGTCGCGTTGGATTCTTCGGGGATTGAAAACGTACCTTTTAAGCGTGACACATAACGGTATGCGCCATCTGTGCCCTTTGTGCGATACATAAGGGCAAAATACTTGTTCTGTCTTACGCTATCCACCATCATGCCGGTTGTTTCGTCAAACGATTTACCAATGATCTTTGCCAGCATTTTAAGTACCGGCGGCGCCATTGTAATAGTTACCTTGTCGGCGCTCTCGGAATTGACAACGATCATTGCTTTGTTGTCATAATAATGCGCTTCGCTCGCGCTGTCCGTCGACTTTCCGACTTCTGCAACCGGCGCAAGATATACCGGCTTTTCGCAAGTGTAGCCGCTTCCCTCGTCGTTGTCGTCGGTCAATACTTCGGCAATATAGAGGCTATCAACGCCCCTAAATTCAAAAATTTCCTGTTTTGCGTCTGCCATTTTTTAAACCTCACTTTCTTTAATTCGTTGTAAGTATGTAACGTTCATACCGCGCCCCGTGTGCGTCTGTACATCACTCGCAAGGTCGTGCCCTCTGTCGGGTATTCCGTACCCGTTATTTTTTAGCAAGGTGCACGCCTGCCGCAAAAGCTCATACACTTTCGTGGGGTCATCGGCGTATACGTTCACATCAAAATCATGTGATACAAATTTTGTGCGGTTGTCGTAGCTACTCGCCGTCCATTCTCCGTTATTCCAAAACGTGAAAAAAGTAGATGGGTATGGTTCATTTTCCGCAAGGCTGCCTTGCCGAAAAACAGGATAGCCAAATGATTCTAATAGTTCAGTCAAATTATCTTCCATACCATCACCCCAACACCCTTTCTATTACTTTTTGCATCGCTTCTTCCTGCGCCTGCGCCACTAGCTTTTTTGTGCGCGTGCCGTAAATGTCGTCATACAGTTTTTGTACCTTCGGCATTTTTGGCGTGCCGTACATAAGGAATATTGACGCCGTGCCGCTCGTCTTAAAATCGTAACCGATCTTTAAAACCGCGGTTGTACCTTCCCATTTAACGTTAAAATCCTTGTCTATGCTGCGCTTTAATGCGCCGGTCGCATACTTACCACCGGCTGGGAAATTCCCGTTCGTGGTATCTCTTGTAAGCTGCACATTTACAATTTGTTTGCCGGCTTTCAGCGCCGCTTCTGTCGCGCTATTTAAGTCGCCGCCCAGCGTTTCATATTTGTTAAGCAATTCCTCAAAACCTTTAAACTGCAAACCTATTTTATTGCGCGCCATATCAAGCACCACCTTTTACAGCTTTCGCCTTGATAATCAAATACTGATTGCGCATATTGACATTTTCCGGCTCGCCCATGATTTCAAACGGTTGCCCGTTTATCATCAATCTGCAATCCGCTGTTATATCGGGTCTGAACCACGTTTCAACGGTAGCCGTGTTTTCAAGCACAAGCACATCGTTTGTCACGCGCTCCGTGCCGCCAAACGTGCGGACGCTGCAAAAGATCGTTGCGCCGTTGTCCTCATATATTTTTTTCCGCACGCCTTTGACAGTCTGCACGGTTGGCACAAGCAACGTGACGGGCACGTTATAAGGCGTGTGTGGCTTAAAATCTGCCATCACTCACCACCCCCGATTTCTTCCGGCGACGTGTAACAAAGCTGCGCAACGCGCTCTTTGAAATATGTGCTAAATTGCGCGTCAGCTCCATAATTCCACAAATCGGACACACCGCGGCATATAGCACCGACTGACGCGGTACTATTAAGCACAAGCTCATGCACGCCCGCTGTGCGCATATACTCTTTCACATCTAAAATGTAAATCATAAGCGTTTCATTTTGGTAGTCACCTGTGATTCCAAGCGCGCTTTTTACTTTTTCCAGCAGTTCCGCGTCTGTCATAGTCTCACCCCTTTATGATGCCGCCGTCATTGTTACGGTTACGCTCTTTGAACCGCGCGTCACATCACTTGCCGAGATCGTAAAGCTCGTGCCGCTGATAGCCGTATACCCTTCACATTCACAATCATATTTGTAAGTGCCTGCTTCAAGGTTGTACATTCCGTTGTCCTGCGGCTCGATAACCGTATCGCCGCTTTTTACGGTTACAATCGCATTTGTAAGCGGTGCGCCCTCGCCGTCTAACACATCAAATGCGGTCTTACAGATGTAAGCCTCATTAAATGCATGAAGCATTTCCGCCGTGGTCTGAAAATTTCCCTCGATTGTTTTACCGCTGATATGCTGCAACGCCGCTTTCAATTCGTCGTTAAGCAGTCCAACCGCCTGCCCGTTTGCCATATTTATTACCTCACTTTCTGTAATACCGCGCGGGGTATTATTTACCCCACGCGAATACCCGTTTTATTATTTCTTGATGATATAGCAGCTATTTACATCCAGCAGCTTACCATCCATGATGCACAAGCCCTTGTTTACCCACTTGTTATCATCCTCTTTAAAGTAGCGCTTGAAACCGATCTGCAAATTGCTGTTGATAGCGTAGTCTGTCGGTTTAAAGTACAGCATGTAAGGCTGTCCGCTTGTGGCTGTGGAATAGTCCATGATGCCGAGATCGTTTTCGATCAGCACGACTTCTTTACCGTTGAAACGGTATGTAGGTGCGCCCGTGTTCACATCGTAAGTCTCTGTATAGATAGGACGGTTATTGCTGTCCTTCATGGTACAGATAAGTCCTTCCCATGTGTCAACTGTCATTACAAGCACGCCGCCCGCACGGTATGAAAGCGGGATTTTTGCAAACAATTTTTCGCGCCATTTAGACCAATCTACGGCGTCGGCTGCTGCCATTGTGATCTTGTTCTTTGCAAGCACTCTTTCATCATTTAAGATACCAAGCGGCTGCCCTGCGCCCGAACCGGAAATGATGATGCGGTCAAACTCTTTGATAAACGCTTCTGCCAGCAGTTTAGCAATTTCGCTTTCAAGCATTGCAAGGGAAACAACTTGTGACAATAAAGACTGCGCAATTTTTGCTTCTGCAATGTGGTAGCCAAATGATACGGATGTTTTAAGCTCCGGCGCTGACTGATTCGCAGATGGCACGATTTCCGTAATCCATGAAACGGTAGGGATTAAATCCTCGATAGGAAATTCCACACCACCCTGCACATTCAGCTTGCGCACGCGGTTGTAAAGGTTGCCGTATGACTTTAACTCTTTGATAACTTCCTGCATGATCGTATTCGGGATGATCTTGCCGATGTCTGCGGTTGTTACCATTCCAGCGTCCGCGCCGCGCTTCTCATAATTCCATACGCCTGTGCGTACATACTGCGCAAACGCCTGTCTGTACTCCATTGTGTCAAGATAGTTTTCCGCCGTTCTTGCCTGTGGCTGCGTAACCTGTGCGCCGGTCATCTGTCCGTATGCCGCCATAGGATTTCCGCCGCGCATCTGTGACTGTGCCGGCACTGCGCTTCTGCCCTCGCCGCCGTTGCCATCGCTTGCGGAGCTGCCGCCGTCACCGTTTCCACCATCACCATTGCCGTCACCGCTTCCCTCGCCATCGTCTGCCAGCGTTGCTAGCTCGTCCGCGATGTCCTGCAAATCCTCGGCAATAGTCATAAGCTGTTCATTGATTGCCCTCACTTCTGCGATGTCCTCACTTGCCTGTGAACGTGCCACAAGTTCGGCGCGTCTCTTTTCAAGTCTTGCCTGTCTCTTTAATAACACTTTCTTTCTCATTCTTAAAAACCTCCTAAAATCTGATTTTTCATTTTTAACAGTTTAAGTGTTTCTTTATCATCAACGCTTCCGCCGTCCGGCGTTTTGCTTCTCGCGCTATCCAGCGCGGCGCGGCAGCTTTCCAGCTCCGCTTTGCATCGTGCGTTAATATCGGTTTCCTCGTATGCGGGAAATGTCACGGCGCTAACTTCAAATACTTGCTCAATGTCCGTCACGCGTCGCAAAGGGCTATCTGTGTTTTCATCTTCCCACTTTTCCCCGCGTACGTTAAACATAAATGACATACCGGACACATCCCCGCGTTTTACTGCGCTGTAAAGTGCCGCCGCGTCCGTGTTGTTTTCGATGTCAAGTTTCACGCGTATGCGCAACCCTTCATCGTCGGGAATAAGCTGCATTGTGCTGTTTTCGTTATTGTTCCGGCTACGCGCTAACGGTATCATGTCCGTATTGTGGTTTACCAAAAATCTAACATCTTTCAAGTTAGTATTTTTCAGCGCACCCGATTCGATAATCTCGCGGAAATAGCCGAGATCGGTTTCACTGTTGTACACAATGGCGCGCCCTTCCAATATGCCGCGGTTTTCTTCATCCTCACGGGTTTCGATGTTAAAATTAAAAGCCCGTATTGTCCTGTTATCTTTATTCTGTGGCACTATATACACCCCCCCCCTTAATTCAAACCAATCCAGTTCGTTATCTCTTTTTCGTACGCAATGGCGTAATTTTCAGTAGATAACGGCGTAATATTATTCTCTTTAATCAACGTTATCCAATTTTCACAATCCATGGAAATGGAAAGTGTAAATGATATAGGAATTCGCCCGAATCCCGCTGTATCATTTGCGTTCCTAATTTTAAATACGGGATGGCTTTTTAAATCAGATATTTTTGTTGTGTCTAATTTGATCTGATACCACCAACTCGAAGATGAATTGAATCCAACACATAGCTTAGTGGATTGATCTCCGTCGATTCCTCGCTTTAAATCTCCGTCAGTGCTACCACTAGATGCCGTCACCGTACATGTGTCCTCAAACGCAAGCGCGTTTCCGTCTGCATCTTCAAAAAGTAAATCACTAAACTGTGCATAACTTTGATTATTTGACACTGCTGTGATTTCTAGCTTGATGTATAGTGGGTCTGTGTCAAACCATTGCAAGCCCGCACGCTTCCACTTATTCCATACGCTATTTAATAACAGTTCAATGTAATCATTTTCGGCGTTATATCTCACGGTTTCACTACCGCCACCCCCGCCACCACTGTTTTTAATTTTGCCGTTCAGTACGGCTAAAACTTGATTGTTTTTCATGTCTCACACCGCCTTACTGCTTATACCAAACGCCATCATAGAAAATGTATGTGTCGCCTTTGTCCACTTCCAAAAATGTGCTACCATCTTCCACATCTGTTGCAGGTTTTTCTTCGCTAGACAGTCCTATATAATCATCCGCCGTTTTAAAGGTTATTTTTTTCATCTTTTGTACCCCCTGTCTGATAGTTTTTTGCTATATCAACGTTTACATAATTTAGCGACTGCATCCGCACGCCGTTAAGCTCCGACAACGGTCTAAGACCAAACGCCACACGCTTTTCATTTTCGTACAGCGCCCCGCTGTCGCCAAGCAAGCGCACCATTTCAAGCGTCTGCGACACGCTCATAAATATTAAGTCTTTCGGATAAAATACAATTTTGTTGCCAAAAGACCGCATACGCGGCGTGAATAGCGTTTTTGTAAATGCTTCCGAAATGCTTTTTATAATCGGTTCAAGCGTCTTTTGATAAAACGCCTCGTACTGCTCTTTGGTATAGTCGCCAAGCAGGATGCAAAGCGGTACACCAAAATGACGCAGTATTTTTTCGTCGATAAATTTCAGCGTGTCAGCGTCCACAAGCTGTATGTCGTGCGTTATGGGGATAAATTCGCTTTTAAGGTCGAGCGGCAAAAATCCGCTTTCACTCTTTCGCAATTTATCTTCCAACTCTTTCAGCGCCTTTTCTGTTTTACCATCGTCCAGCATTGTGTTTATCTTCACGACGCCGTTTATGGCAAAACTGCTTTTCATGGCACTGCTAACCCCTTTCAAAAGGTCTTTGTTAATCTGCAAGGTTTCAAGCAATGCCTCATTATCCGGCTGCCCGCTCTCATTGCCACCCATGTAATCACCAACGCTGTATTTATATCGGATGTGTATTACATCATCATATGGCAGCGTTGTTTCGTAGCCGTTCGCAAATGTCATTTTCACATATAACTTGCCCGCGCTGTCCTGCTCAAATTCTACGTTCGTAGGTTGCACGGGATAAAGCCCGTTATAGTTGCGCTGCTCTACCCCGTTCCCGTCAATGTAGCTTGTAAACGTTGGAATGATAAAGCTGTTATAGTTAAAAAACAGATTCCACACAAATTTTTCGATAAACTCCGATGTAGTCATAAGCTCGTTTGGATTGTTCAAAATATTTTGCACGTTTCCCTTTACGCTCGTAACATCTGCGCCGTCGCTCATTACATGGGTGGGCGCAAGTTTTTTAAGTTCTGACACAATGCACATGATAGCCTGCTGCACAACATCGCTTGCGTAAATGTTTTGCCCAAACTGCGAAAAAATCGGTGTGTACCCGTTCAGCATATCCGCGTAAACCGTATTTACTTTTGGTTTTCTCTTAAATTTATCTATCCAACCCATTTTTTTGTACCTCTTACACGGTAACAACGTAACCGGCGAACGCGCTGCATGAACCGATCACGATATTAGTGCCGTCTACGTCTGCCTGAGCAAGCACTTCCTCGTATTTCGTGCCGTTCTGTTTAAATACTTTTACGGGATATTTGCCGCTTGCTGCGATTGTAGCGTACACATATCCGTCTGCCTGCAATTCGCCAAACTGTGACGCTGTAAAGTTAATCTTTCCAAGCCTTGCAACCTTGTCTTTATCGTCGTTTGTATAGTCATTTGTGGAAAGCCCTTTCCCCGTTTCCTGCGCCACTAAATTTCCAGTAGCCGCGCTGATAGAAGCAGAAACCTGTGCCGCTGTCTGATACCCCGCATCATTGTTTAAGTCGCTTACATCCGTAGGGATATCCGAGTTTGTAACAAATCCAGCGTCGTTGTTGTAGTCGCTCAAATTGTTCGACTTGTTCCCGCTTGTTTCCGCGTCGTAAAGCTCCGTAAAATTGTCGTTAATTTTCTTTACTTCACTTTTTACTACTCCGCCGAGTTCGATTGTCTGTCTTGCCATTAAAATTACCTCACTTTCTTTTTTAAAAATTATTTTTAAACATCATTGCAGATAAGCAATTTCCCGTTAAAAGCAGCGTCGCTATAAATATGCAAGTTACCGCTCGTGTCAACATCGTATGCGGCTATGACATTCTCATATTTTCCGCCGCCCACGTTCCGCAAAAGTTTTGACAACCTTATATTCATACCGCCGCCCATATCCAGCGTTTCGGCTGTGATCGTCATTTTCTTTTTTCCGCTTTCCGTATCGTCTGTAAAATCTTCCGTTGTAAATGTTTTCGGATATGATACCATAACGCCGCCCCCTATCTTTTCACAATCTCGGTAAACTCTGACCGATGCCGCCTAAACATTTCGTATAAACCTATCAATGTCACACTGCCGTCAATCTTGTTTTCGTTGTTCGTTTTCACACAAAGCGCCTGCCGCTGTTCGTTTAATTTCAAACACGCATTTTTAAAGCACCATTTATCAACGGGATTTTCGTTGTAGTTGATTATCTGCGCTTTCAAGTCTGCTTCGACAAGCCGCAGCGCATTGTTTAATGTCGCCGCGTTCTGCAAAATCATTTCAAGGCTTTCATCCTCTTTACTCCATCCGTAAAAATTCATGCGAGTTATCCAGTCTTTTGAAAATCTTTGGTCGTAACCGCACCGCAATAGCTTTATCCCGTAATCTTTGTAAAGACTGTAAAACCAATCTGCTACGATAGCCAAATCGACTTCGTTTTCGGGGCAAATAGTAATGTGCCCCGCATCAGCCCACGCTTTATACTCCGCACCGGCGTTGTGATCGTCTTTGTCGGGTTCAAGTTTTGAAAGTGGTATGAAATAATGAGTGTGGATGTATTTTGTGCGGTCATCCTTGCGCATCAAAAGCACTTTCGCGCACACAAGGTCGGTTGTTTCCGCAAGGTCTACCATTCCCAAGCACACCGCGCCGCGAAAATCCTCAATGTCGTATGCCGCCGGATAGTCATAATCTTCTAAGTTAAGCCAGCTTTCGACACCGTTCTGTTTGATATTAAAATCCTTTGACAAAACAAAAATTCTATCTGCCTTGCTTTCTCTCGCAGCGTCCACTTGTTCTTCCAAGTAGTCATATTTTTTAACAATCCCCAAAGTGGGGTTTGATTTTTCCCATAATCTATTTTGCCGGTTGCCCCGCCATACTTCGCTTTCGCTGTCCTGCGTGTACCACCAATCTAACCGGCGGCGCGCCGCTTTGCTGTCATCCTCGCCGTATATGATTTTGCGCCCTTTTTTAAGTTCGTTATCAAGATAACCGTCTACTACAAAACCCTCGGTTGTCAGATTGAAAAATAGCGGTTCATCTTTGATTGATTGCGACTGTTCAATACTTTTGGCAATGACATTTGTCTGCATCTCGTGACTTTCGTCCAAAAATGCAACGTCAATATTTCGCCCCTCTTTGTTACGCGTGCGCTCTGATAGCTTGAAAATCTTTGTATTCGTGTTTTTGTTCAAGATAAAGCGCTGATTTCTCTTTGTGTCGAGATCGTCGGGGTCGTATAACATACGCATTGTGTCGATTGCATCATATACAATGGATGCCTGCGCATCGTCGTTACTACTTGCGCATATGTCCGCACCATCGTTCCCGCAAATAAACTCTGCGTTCCCTATTGCACTGCACGTTTCGCTTTTGGTGTTCTTTCTGGCAATCAATAGCAATATGTATTTGAAACGCCGGAAACCCGTTTCGCGCATTTTAAAGCTGTAAATAGTTTCTATGAACGCTTTTTGCCATTCCATAAGCACCATAGGTTTGTTGTAAAACGGGCTTTTTGTAAGTCTGACGCAATTTTCCATAAAGTCCATGCGCAACTTTGCATCATCGGTATTGTAAAAATAATCGTCATTGTGAAAGTCATCACATAAGTTTGCAAGCTGCTGCCGCAGATCGTTACCAATTATGTAAACCCCGCTTTCGCATTGCTCTTTGTACCGTAGTAAATGGCTGTTGTCGGGTGTCCATATGGTTTTATTCTGTATCAACATACTTTGCCGCCCACTTTCTCAACGGCGATACCTCATTTTCGCCATCGTCTCCGCTTATGCGCTCAATGATTTTTATACAGTTTGTATATTGCTGTAAAAATTCCTTGTATTGCTTCGATGCCGGCGTCGCTTTCTGCTGTGCCGGATTGTTTGGGTTCACATTTATCTGCGGCAACGTTTTTAAATAGTCAAGCTGCCCCTCTAAAAAACAAACCTCGTCAACCAGTTTTACAAGCGCTTTATCGTCGCCTATGATGTGCAATAGTTCTTCTTTTCTGTCCATAATCATTACAATAAATCTTCCCCGAAAAGTTTAACTAGAACCGTTAAAGTGTCTTGCAAAAGTGATCCTATTTTTGCCAACGTTTGATCTTTTGTAACTTCACTTTTTATAGTATCTAAGTCCGTGCATACGGCTTTGAATTTTGCAATGTTATTATTCAACCTTGTTACAGCTTCATTCGCCGTGTTTTGAGCAACTGTGACGGGCGCATCAACTTCACTCTTACTATATGTCTGCGTTTTCGGATAAACCTCTACTTTGCATTTGTTCTCGCAAATACCATATACTTTTTCATGTGCCATATTTATTACCTCACTTTCTTTTATTCTTTTTCTTCAATCCAGTAGCCGCCCCTTATTTTACGGTATATTTTGCCATCATCAGTCATCACTCTGCCGTTCGCGCCGTCTTGGTATGTCCTTGTACTGTATGTCTCTGTGGATATGATAACTATATCGTCCAGCACGTCCTCAATGTAGTTACTAAAAGCAATAGGCGCTCTCTCAAGTATTAGATTTCCTGCAACATTGAAAATTTTTGCCGTAAAACTTATAGAACCTTTTTTCGCCGTGTTATCAGTATAATAAACATCGCTACCAGTACCACCGCCATTTTTCAAAACTATAGTTTTGCCGTATTTTTTAGTACGCCCTATAACACAAAAAGATGTTTTAGTGACTGCTGCGCCGTGCATCGGGAAAATAACAAGCGTATTGTCAGTCCTAAAAAAATCAATATATCCCACTACTTTAACGACACCATAATCGCCTTCGGAATTCATAGAATGGTAAACATCCACGCCACAATCAAAATGCGTCAAAAAATTGGAAGCATCTACAGTAGAACAAAAGCCAATTCTCACACTTCTTTCAGACGCTCCGCCATAGCCCATTTCTGATTCTAAATCCCGCACTTCTATTCTAAGAAACAAATTATCTATCGGCTCAAAATTAAACTGCATATTGTATTTTGTTCCGTTTGGTACTTCTTCCACATCGGAAAAATTTAAAAATTTTCCCCCTGTAAAACTCGGCAACCTATTTATGACGGCGTTCATTATCGCTTCTTGTACGGTTTCCCTTAAAAACGTGCCACGTTTCGCTGCTGTGGTAACATCACTAGAACCTTTTTCAAGAAATATGTTATATCTCACTGTATCAAACATAATTTAACCACCTATTCTATAGATAAAGCCGTGAAAGCTTGTATGTCGCCGCCGACATACATTTCTGTGTGCACGATTCCCGGAAGCATCGTAACGTAAAGAACGCCGTTTGCATCAATCGCCAAACCATCGCCGACTTTCACGCCGCCCAAACTGTCAGCAGTAGCAGGCGGCAGCGTCGCACTCAAGCGTCCGCTTTCCTCTATCGTCAGATTATCTCCCACCATGATGCCGCCCAGCGTGTTAATTGTGGCCGGTGGCAAAATATAACTTCCACCGCCGCCCCCGCCGCCTATGACGGTATATTTTGCAGTGTAAACGTAATCGCTTTGCATCTTTACTGACAAATTACCTTGCAAGCTTGCCGGAAAATTGATTGTAAATGTTTTTCCCACATATCCGGTGTGTGAATAACTAAAAGTAATCGTACAACCGGCTGAAAAAAATACACTCTGTATCTCTACCGTATTCAGCATATTTGCGTAAAGCTGTATCGTGCTTTGCAAGTCGCCGTTTTTCCATATCATAAGCACCGGTGCACTAACATCGCCCACGTTCAATTCAACAAATATTCTGTTCGTGCCGTCCGCTATGCTGTCAACGCAAGTACAGACGCAATCACTTGTGATACTTATTGTATTTTTCATTATTTTACCGCCTTATACACTACTTTTTGTGTATTTTTATATTTCCAAAAATCTCATTTTTTCATTTTCTGCGAGAAATCTGAGATCGGAAGAGCACACGTC